CTTCCATCTTTTCGATAACCTCAGCTCTTTCTTCTTTATAAAGTTTTGATGTTTTCATTTTATAGAAAATTAATATTAATATTTATTTTTTAAGATTTTCAAACGCATTTCATTGAGGCTGCGCTTTTTTAAATCTTCATTATCTTTTTTAGCCTCTGTATTTTCTTCTTTTGACTTCCATTCTTCAAGTGATCGTAAAGCAACAGCACTACTAGCTTGATTGTATGCTGGATAAACGACTGAGCTTACATCATACAATTGAGAAACCTTGTCTATAGTTCTTATATTCATTCCGTCTTTTACTTCCCAAGAATCTTCTTCAACAGTAAAAGCAAAGCTAGATTGGTTGATAGTACCATTCTTTAATAGTTCCATCAAATCTCTTGCCGTAGAAGTGTTAGGCATATCAGCTTCATAGCGTAAACCTTTTTTATCAACAGAAAGTCTTAGCGTTCCGTTAGTAGTTCTAGCAAGTATTAAATTAGCATCGTGATTAACTAGAAATCTTACATCATCATCTAATCTACCTTCGAAAGCGTTAGGCGATATAAACTCTCTAAAACCTCCTAAGTCATTGGACATAGAGTTAAAGACAGCTCCGTAACCTACAACAGTTTGCTTATCGCCATCCATTCTAAGCTCTAAATCTTGAACATCAAAAGTCCTTACTTCTTTATTAGGATTACTTCTAACCTCAGACTTTTCTTCTTCATCGTGATATGGAGTGTGTTCATTCATATTCATTTTACCCATCACTTCTTTAGCTTGTTCGTGATTTTCAAAAGGCATATAATAAACCTTTCCGTCCATTGTATGCTCGTGATGCCCACTTCCACCAAGTTTTTCAGCTTCAGCCTCAGCTTCTTCTATTGTGTCGTATAAAGGTAGTTCAATACCATCTGTTATCATTGTTCCAACTTTACCTCTTAATTCTTTTTCCATATTTTCTAAATGTTTATCTTCCATTTCTTTTTTAACAGGATGATTGTCAGGAAGTAAGTCTGTGTCGTGCTTACCACCTTGAAATCTACCTTTTTTTAGAGCAAATAAAAATGAGTTTACTCTAGCCATTGCCCATTGTTCAGGACTTGAGACATTAGGCCTAACTGAGCCAGGATTTGTGTTATATGCGCCAACGCCTCTCTCAAATACTTTTACAAGTTCAGCGTAAGTCGTACGCCCATTCCAAGCCAAATCAAGCTCTTTTATTTCTTCGTTATGTTTTTCAACTTTATTTTCTAAAGCCTTTTTTGTTTTAGCACTTACTTGGTTTTCTTCTTTCTTACCCTCTAGCTTTTTAGTTAGTTCTAAAATAACATCTTTCATACCTTGCTCCCCTAGTGTTCCAATCGTTCCCCATTTAATCTGTGCAACTACACCACCAACATTTGAAAGATTAGGCTCAGTATCGCCTTTAAATTGCTTACCATCTTCAAAATGTCTTTTTATCCAAGCTTCTCTCTCTTTAATCCATTCTCTGATAGACTCAGTATCTTGGCCATCTCTTGCTCTACCCCATAACATAAAAGCTTCATTCCCCCTTATGTTACCTCCAGCTTTCCAAATCTCTGGAGTTTGTTCTTTTATATTTTTAGCAAAGTCATAGTCAAACTGTGGCTCATCACTATTTCTTAAACTAATTTTTTTATCATCACCTTTATTTGGGAAGTCTGTTTGTCTTTCCTCATCATCTTCCAACTGAGCATAACAGACAGCTAGTCTTTGAGAGTTATCGTCATACTCTTTCATAAATTCATCAGACATACATCTCTCAATGAACTCCTCGTTTGTTTCGTCTGTTTGTTTAGTCGGTATCGGCATTGTCTTCTTCTTCTATGTCGCCAATAGGCGCAAAATTTAACGGCATAAATAACTGATCGCCTTCAGGTCCTACTCTGTTCAAGTCCTCCATTCTTCGCACTTCATTAATAGACAAAGCTCCTATTGAAGTCATTTCTCTATAATATGAGGCCCTACTAGAGCTATCACCTCTTAATAGTCCTTTAGCATCAATTTTAATTGTAAATAAACCGAACTCACTATCTCTGAACAGCTTTCTGTTTAACTCTTGCTCTATCATTACCATATAAGGCATCAATGTAAATCTTACAAAGTCTATTGACAAAGCTTCTATACTAGAATAGTTTGCAGCTTTTTCTAAATGTCCTATCAAAGATAAAGGCACTTTAAAAGCTCTTGCTACTTCTTCAATCTGAAATCTTCTTGTCTCTAAAAGTTGATACTTGTTAGCATCTATATTTGTTTGCTCAAAAGTCATACCTTCTTCAAGGATAGCTGTCTTACCAGCAACAAATGAGCCTGAATAGTTTTGATTCCAAGAGTTTTTCAATCTTGCTACAGCCTCTTTACTTAACTTTCCAGGATGTTTTATAACTCCACCAACTTGAGCAGAGTTGCCTAGATAACTATTAGCCGTATCATTTGCAGCTATTGAAGTTGCTATTGTTGTGTTCTGTGCTTTTAATACGCTTACACCCTTATAACCATCAAAAGATAAATTGAAAAAATGCAGCATATCCTCCTTCATAACTCCAATTTCATAGTCTTTGATGTCGTAAAATATCTGTCCTTCGTGCTTTACTACCTTAACATCTTGAGGATTTATTGGTATTAAAGACATTGGACGAGCGCTGGAATCTCTTTCAATGTAGAAATAAGCATTCCCCTCAAGCAATAAGTTAGTCATTAAAGTGTCCAGGAATGTATAAGGTGTCATATACTCGTTAGGATTACGAGCTAAAAGTCTGTAGATAGGATGACTGATGTCTGTAATTTTATCTTCGTCAACCTCAACTTTATAAACTTTTATAGGTAGACTTGCGATTGATTCGCTAATAACCCTTACACAAGCAAAGACAGCGCTGAATGTTAATGATGTATCTCTATTAACGGCTGTCCTATTGGCTGCACCTTGCCCACCAAAGATAGCTCTTAAAAAATTATCACCTCGCTTTTCAGAACGAAGGAAGTCGAATAGTCCCATAAAATTGTAATTACATATACAAAGATAAGAGAAAAGTCAAAAGTCAAATCCAAATAATATCGTTGTTATCATAAGTAGATGAGTCGCTAGAATCGTTGTTCATATAACATCCTAAAGCCATAACAAGAGCCACCATACCGTCTATTTTCTCAGAACTCTTTGATTTATCCATCTTAAGATTACCGGCTGGATCGGACTTCATAGCTAAGTTAGAACACATCCACCTCAACACTTTATTGCCTCCGTGATTTATTTGTTTACCTAGAACTAAAGACTCCAGCATTTTTACAGGAGCATTCATTGACGCAAATCCTTGTCCGAAAGGCTCACAAGGCAATACTTCCTCAGTTAAATCTATTATTAATTGACTTGAGTTCCAACGATCGTAAGCAATAGACTTAATGTTTACAACCTCAGCAACCTCTTTTATTTTTTTCTTTATGTAGTTGTAATCAGTGACATCCCCATCTGTAAGCTCCATAAGTCCCTCTTTACCCCAACCTATATAGTCAACTTGATCTCTTCGACTTCTTATAAAAGCGTTATCCTTAGGAGCAAAGAAGTAAGGTATTACAGTAAACATATCATCTTCAGGAATGATTAAAACAAAAGCAGATATATCTCTAACCGAAGCTAAATCTAAACCAGCATAAGCTGTCATCCCTTTGTAATCTTCTAACTTGATTGGAGCTTTATTACACTCCATCCATTGAGCATCTGATAGCCACTTACTAGCTGATGACATCCATTGGTTGAGGTGTAACATTCTAAAAGTATTCTCATAGCTTGGTAATTTGATTGCTTTTTCTTGTTCTCTTTTGAGATAGTCTAATTTAACGACTCCACTTTCTAAGCCAGGATTTGCAATTTTCAAAGCCTCCTCACTTGTCCAATCTGTTTCTAAATCACAAGCATACTTGACATAATAAAAACTCGAATCGTCTATAATTTGTTCAGCCACCTTCCTACCGTATTCCTCTGTTTTGTAGCATATAGACTCACGATTATATCCAGCCGTTGTTATTGCTATAGTCAAAGGTTGCCTCCTACTACCAACCGAAGTAGTCAAGGCATCCCATAGGCTTGAGTCTTTTTGTATAAAAAATTCATCCATAATTACACAAGAACAGTTATATCCGAATTTGGTTGAAGCTTCAGAGCTTATCGCTTTAAATGATGAGTTACTCTTTTCGTGGATGATAGAGTTCTTAAATACTTTGAGATTCTTGTTTAATTGATTGTCAGCTCTAACCATTCCACTAGCTACATCAAATATAATACCAGCTTGTTGTCTATCACCAGCAGCAATGTAACATTCAGCAGATGGCTCGTTGTCAGCTATTAACATATACAAAGCTATTGCACTTATAAGAGTTGACTTTCCGTTTTTTCTAGGCAGACAAATATAAGCCGTTCTAAATCTTCTGAGCTTACTATCTCTATACTTCCAACCAAACAAATCTCTGACTATTGTTTTTTGGAATGGCTCTAACTTGAAAGCTTTTCCTCCTAGCTCACCTTTGATATGCTTAATGTGATTCTCTATAAAGTAAACTACTCTATCTGCTGCCTTGTCATCAAAATAAAAAGTCTTGTCCTCTTTAAGTTTCATCAATCAAAGAAATTAAAATCGTCTGTCCTTTCCTCGTGTTGTTCTGGCATACTAAGAGAAGCTCTGCTCGAAGGAGTGAATCCAAATTCCCTAGAAATTTTCATTGCATTTTGCAAAGCGTTTTGCATAACCTTATACTTTGGAGCAATCTTACTAGCTCTTAATCTTCCGTCTTTATCAACAGTCTGTTCTGTAAAGTTACCTTGTAACTCTTGAGCTATCTCTCTATAAATACCTATCTCATTACAATACGCTGCAAGGATTGATAAGTCTGTCAAGTGTAACATCTTAATATTTGCTAGTTCGTTAGTAACTAAATCCCATTCATCAGCTCCTTGTTGATTGAGAAAGGAGGGAGCTTGAGGCATACTTACAACATTTGTAGTCTGCATTTCATTTGAAACTTCTCTACATTTTCTAAGGCTACCTTTTAGCTCCTTTAATTTTGTTGGTGTTTTTTTCCTTCCTCTCATTGTTTTAATAGCTATATCTATACCCCTACTATTTAGCTCTAATTATGGATATAAAAAATGATAAC